ATTAAGACGAAAAGAAATCGAATCAAGATTGACTGAAATCAGAGGTCTTGTCGATAATGAAACTGATATTGCCAAACTTGAAACACTTGAAAATGAAACCAGTGAACTTCAAGAAGAACGTACAATGATTGATAAGAAAATGGCGATTGCTACTAAAGCAGAAATCAAACCAATCATCATTGATAATCGTAATCAAATGGATAAAGAAAAACTCGAGAAACGTGCAGCAAGCTTACGTGAGAATCGAGTGATTCAAGTATCAAGTGAAGAAATCTTATTGCCTGAACATACAGCTTCTGGATTGGCACCTGTTCCATTCGCTCAAGTATCAACACTTGTGGACCGAGTTAATGTCATTAACTTAAATGGCGGTGAGACCTATAAGAAGTCATTTGTTAAAAGTAATGGTACAGCAGGCACTACACTTGAAGGTCAACCTTATAGTGAAACTGAACCAGCTTTTGGATATTTAACGATTTCAAAAGTTAAGATTACTGCTTACACAGAAATCACAGAAGAGCTAGAAAAACTTCCTGCTATTCCTTATCAAGCTGAAGTATTGAGAAATATCAACATTTCACTTAAAAAGAAGATCAGCGAACAAATCTTACGCGGTGCTGGAACAACCAACACATTCACTGGAATCTTTAGTGATGCAGCAGTGGCACTTGCAGATAAAGCAGCGCTTGAAATCGCAGCGATTACAGATTCGACACTTGACGATATCGTCTTTGCATATGGTGGAGATGAAGAAGTCGAAGGTGGCGCAGTTCTTATTTTGAATAAGAATGACTTAAGAGCATTTGCAGGACTTAAGACTCAAGAAGGTCGAAAAGTACATACGATAGATTATGTCAATAAAACCATTGACGGTATTCCTTATATCATTAATTCGCATTGTAAAGCTATTTCAGATAGTAATACAGCTGCTGGAGAATATGGTATTGCTTATGGTGCGCTTAAGAACTATGAAGTGCCAGTGTTCTCACCAGTTGAAATTGGTAAGTCTACTGATTACAAATTTAAAGATGGAATCATCAGCTACAAAGCATCGGTATTTACAGGTGGTAACGTAGTTGGATATAACGGATTCCTTCGTATTAAAAAGAAAGCTGCAGCCTAATAGCTAAAGCTTATTGATTGAATAAGAAAGGATTGATCTCATGGCGATACTAGACATTGTAAAATAAGCACTACTCATACCACTATCAGAAACGTATGCTGATGACGAGCTCTCTACTCATATTAGTAGTTGCAAATCATACTTGATGAGCTGTGGGATCGATCCTTCTTACATCAATGACGAATCAAATCCAATGGTAAGTACATTAATAATTATCTATGTAAAGACTTTCTTTGGATTTAAGAATGATGGTAGTGCAAAAGAACTACCTAAGACTTTTGATATGTTAGTCGGTCAAATTGCACTGACAAAAGGAGTTGAAGTGAATGTTTCCTAATTCACCAAATGTCAAATTGAAATTACTAACTCTTGTTTTGGTGCAAAATTCTATTGGATCCTCAATCTATCAACTTCAACACTCGAAGGAAGTTATAGGCATCAACTTTAGCATCACATCTAACGAATACTATGAAAGTAAAAGATCAGACATAAAGATTGATCTAGCACTTAAAATTCAAAGTTTTTTATATGATAACAGCAAGTATGCAGAAATTGATGATAACATTTACAAGATTGAACGAACCTATCAAATAGGACAGTTCATAGAGCTCTATCTAAGCAAAACAAAACTCAGAAAGAGGGATATCATTGATTACGCTTGATGAGTTAGGAGTAGCAATTTCTAACATGGTGGATGACTATGCTCAAGATATCATCATCAAACTCGAAGAAAAACTCGATGAAACAGCTCAGGAGATCGTGAAGTATATCAGATCAAACGCACCAAGAAGTGGTGGTTCAAAACCATTTGCTGATTCGTTCATTGCTGAACCTCAAGGTAGTGGAATCAATAAATCAATTGTTATATTCTCTAATGAAAAAGGGAAGCTCACACACTTGCTTGAGTTTGGTTTCACTCACCGAAGTGGTAAATATGTCGGACCTAGACCGTTCATGCGACCTGCTTATGATTTACTTACACCTAAGATGCTTGAAGACATCAAAAGAATTATTGAAAAAGGTGATGACTAATGCAAGAAAAGTTAGAAGCTTTATTTGATACTCTAAATTTTGTATTACCTGGTAAAGTTTCTTACGGAACGAGAGTAGGGTTAGAAGATGATCCGAACTATATCATTTACCAAGAACTCACTAATAGAACAATTGTTTATGCTGATGATAGATCCATAGCTAAAGTTGCAACATTTCAGGTGAGTTTGATCACAGAAAATAAGGATATATCATTAGAAGAAAGATTAGAAGCGTCCCTTTATTTTATGGGATATGAATATGAATTATTATCTGAATTCATCAATGAAGATGGTTCAGTCAACAGAGTATATGAAATCAAACAGGAGGTATTTTAAATGAGTAATAAAGTAACATTTGGTTTAACTAATGTGCATTATGCACTCGCAACACAAGCAGCAGATGGTAGCTGGACTTTTGCAACACCAAAAAGACTAGAAGGTGCTCAAGAGATTACAACCGAAGCTATCGGAGGAACATCACAAGTCTATGCAGACGATAAAGTCATCGCAACGCTAGTTTCTAATGCAGGTTCCAATGTGACACTTAAGTTTACAGAAATTGATGAAGCGTTTAAAAAGGATATCTTTGGTTTCCTAGAAGATACAAATGGGAACCTAGTAGAGATACTAAATGCTGAAACAAAAACATTTGCTTTAGGCTACGAAATTCAAGGTGATATCAAAGCTAGACGCATTTGGTATTACTTATGTACTGCAACACCTTCAGGAGATTCAAGCAAATCAAAAGGGGATTCTATTGAAGCAAACTCAATTGAATTAAGTATTACTGCAAGACCGATTGAAGCTGGAAACAATCTTATTTTAAGAGTTATTGCAGGAGTTGGAGATGCTAATTACAGTACATTTTTAACTACAGCACCAGCACTACCAACATTTATTTAAGGAGTAGATTATGGAAAAAACACTTAGACTTGGTGATAAAGATTATCGCTTGCACTCATCACTTTATACTATCATTGATTATCGTAATGTATTCTCAACTGAACTATTTAGTGATATCAAAAAATTAGAGAAATCTAGTGCGAAAAAAGAAGAAGAACTGTCAACGGTAATAGATACGATCTTTAGGATTATCTATATACTACACCGACCATTCTATAAACAATCTTATAATGACTTCTTGATGTCACTCGATTTCTCACTATTAAGTAATCAAGGTGAACTAGAAAATCTGACGAATGCGATAGGTGAAATGCTCGGGACGTTTCAGAAAAGCACACCCCCAACAAACAAGTGAAAATAATCAAGAAATAGAAAACGTTACAGCAAACATCATTTTTAACCTAGCTCATTTAGGAATATCAATTGAAGATTCAAAACACTTTGATTTGGAGACATACTTTGAGTTAGTAGGATTAGAGATGAAAGTAATTAATGGTAATCATTCAAAGAAATATGGTACGCAAAGTGATATTGATAGGTTTTTTATATGATGTTTATTTTGCGACTAAGTTATGATAAAATAATGACACTGAGGTTGTTATTATGATGGAATACAAAAATCTTTTTACCCCAAGAGAAGTAAACTATACGAGCCCTTTTTATTGGGTAAAACATCTTATGGAAATTATTGTAGCTATTCCTTTTTTTGGACAGGCAATTTTCTATTTACTGTTTTTACCAATATTCGTGGGAATTTCCTTTGTCATAGCTCTTACTTTATTTCCTGATGGAGACTTTATCATACTTATTAGCGGGTTTATTATTATGTTGCTACTATATTTTTTAGCTGGCAAATTGGAAATAATATATGAATATAGAGAAGATAAATTTAGAAATAAGATATTTAAAGAATATGAGAACGAAATAATTATTTACAATAAGTTTTTATGTGATTATGAAATAGATTCTCGAATTATTGATGATCCAGTTGGATATTTTAGCAAAGTCTTAAAAGAATTAGATTTATCAGATAATAATAATCTGGCTAAAAAGTTAAAAAGGTTGCACTTTAATACTTATAGAAAAAAAGAAAGTAAAGTTAATTCAAGTCACCTTGATATTCTGTTTAGAAATTTATAATCAAGTAATTAAATGAACTATCTTATAAGTGATGGCACATCGGATTGATGTGTTTTTCTTTTACACTGGAGGTGAGTATTTATGGCAGAAACGGTCAAAGGGTTGAACATTAAATTAACACTTGATGGTAAAGATCTAGAAAATGAACTTAATGGCATAAAAAAGGATCTTAAAGAACAAAACAAAGACCTCAAAGCCATTAATACAAATCTTCGTTATGATAGCTCTAATCTAGACCTTTGGAAATCAAAACAGGATAAACTTAATGGAATCTTATCAACAACTAAAAAACGACTTGACACTCAAAACCTAGAACTTGAAAAAGCTAAAAAAGCTGTTCAAATTGGTGATATGAGTCAAGAAGAGTTTAATAAACTCAAACGCAATGTACAGTATACAGAAGCTGAGATTTCAAAACTTAATAATGAGCTTGGTAAAACCAATGGTAAAATCAAAGAATTAAGTAACGCTAAATTCGATAAGATTGGTAAACTCGGCTCAACGCTCACAAAATCTGTAACGGTTCCTATTTTAGGAGCCGTTTCTGCTTTAACAGCCTTTTCAGTCAAAGCGGCTTATACTGCAGATGAAATTGGCGATACAGCACAAAAAATAGGTTTATCTGCAGAAGCATTCCAGGAATGGAATCATGTTGCTACAATCATGGGAACGTCAACCGAAAGCTTGAATAAAGGATTCATTAAAGTCAATGGTATCTTAGGTGACATTGCTACTGGAAATGCAGACAAAGTTGTCGATAGCTTAGCCTTGATCGGATTAACTGTTGATGATCTAAAGGGTAAGAACGCTGATGAGGCATTTGAAATTATTAGTGAAGCATTAAGCAAGGTAGAAGATGAAGCAGTAAGAGTAGGTGTTGCCAATGAATTCTTTGGAGAGAAAATTGGGACTGAACTTATACCTATTCTTTCCAGTGAGATTTCTACGATTAGAGACTTAAGACAAGAAGCAAGAGATCTTGGTATTGTTACCAATGAACAGGCAGCGCAAGCAGGTGAGTTTACAGATGCGCTTGACAGAACAAAGCAAGCATTGTCAAGTTTGGGTGTAGATATTGCAACAACCATGATGCCGATTTTACAGGCATTGATCATCAAAGTAAGAGATGAGATCATTCCAGTTGTTAAAGATTGGATTGCAAGATGGAATAGCTTAGACTCAGATACAAAGAAAATGGTAGCAACCCTCATAGGTCTGGTCGCTGCAGTTGGACCGGTTCTAGCCATTATTGGTAAGGTTGGACCACTCCTCAATATAGTGGCCATGACGCTTAAAGGTGTCGGTTCTGCGGGGCTTTTTGCGGGGGCAGGTATAAACTTTGCTACACTTGGCATTGGCGCGCTAATCGCAATTTTAGCGATGGCTTTACTACAAAGTGAGGAGTTTAAAGCATTGCTTGATAGACTCATGGAAACTTTCATGCAGCTTTTACCACCGATTTTATCGATTGTCGATGCTCTGATGACTGCATTACAACCCATCTTAGATGTGATCATTGATCTAGTCGTCATGCTTGTTGATTTATTAGTACCTATTTTAGATGTAATTCTGATGCCACTGATTATGCAAGTTGGTATGTTTGCTGAAATATTAGAGATGCTGGCACCATTAATTATTACACTTGGAGAAATACTTCAAGCTATTTTAGTTCCTGCAATCAAAGTACTTAAAACAGTCTTAGATCCAATCTTGAATGTGGTTCAAAAAATTATTGAATTTATTCAGAAAATATTTGAGTGGATTGGAGATCTACCATCTAAAATAGGCGATTTTGGCGGAAAGATTAAAAACGTGTTTGGCAGTGTAACAGAAGGTATAAGTAATATCGCATCTAATGTAACAAATGGTATAAGCGATTTTGCAAGTAAGGCTGCAGATAAAGTAGGTGGTTTTTTTGGTAAGGTTGGAGGATTTTTCAGTGATACCTTTAATTTAAAAGGTTCAAGTACGGTCAATAACTCAAGCTCAAATTCATCATCAACGAATACAAACAACATCACTATTAACACAACGTCTCCAACATTTGATATCGATTCTATTAACAGAGCGTTAGGAGGTAATGTGATTTGATCAGACAATTTTATTTAGAGAATGAATATGGTGAAATCTATTACTTTGATTATAGGAATCAGACACTCATTACTCAAGCAAGTGGGCTCGGTTTTACTTTAGACATCAAGTATCTTGAATATGACCGCATGTATGCAAAATCAGAATTTCAACTACCGATGACTGAAATCAGTGAAACATTAATCTTTCTAAGAGGATATCAAGGATACAAAGCATTTGTTGACTATTTATCAAAATCAAAGAAAGAACATAAACTTCACTATGTTACACCGGCATTTGCTTCTTATACATTTGTGGATGTATCGAGTCTTTCTAAAGCAGAGCTTGTCAGTGGGACAATTCAAAGTCAAATCATCTTTAAAAAACTATCACTTTGGATCAATGAGAAAACGTACGAGATAATAGCCAATGGCAGTAGCTATGGTAAAGTTTATCCCTACCAATATCCATTTATATATGCAAACTCTTATCAAGGTATCACTCATATTAATAATCAAGGATTAGATGAAGCACCACTCAACATCGAGATTTATGGTGCTTTTTTAAATCCTGAAATTATAGTTAAAAAGAACGGTAATATCATGCAAAGACTTAAACTATATGTTGAATCAGAAGATGCTACATTAACTGTCATATCAAATCCCAGTGAACAAGTTATTAAGATGATTGAAAATGGGTCAACTTATGATGTCTATGGCTTACAGGATTTTGAGGCGGACAACTTCTTGTTTGTGAGTCATGGAGAGTATGAGATTGAATTTAAGCCTGGTGTTAGTTCAACAACGGTTTGTAGAGTCACACTTTTTGAAGGCTATGTAGGTATTTAATATGAAAGTCATATTTTTAGATCGTAAAACATTAGCTTATAAGGATTATGCTCCAGTGGGAAAAGAATATGAAATCATCCTGGACATGGTTCTCATTCAGCGATCAAGTTTTAAGTTGAACAAGACAAATATCGAGACTTCAATTGGAGATATTGTTATCGCCAAGAATGATGAATTTTCTTATATTGGAATACTAGAAAGCATCGAACAAAAAGATGATCATTCAACGATTATTAGAACACTTGATTTTAGAGAAATCTTTAATTTAGATGTCTTAGTCACAAGTTTTACAGGGGATTTAATTGATTATCTATATCAACTTATTTCCTCCCACTTTAAAACAAATCCAGATACCTTGCAGAACTTAGATTACTTATCGATTCAAAAAGAAGCCAGTGTTACTGGATCACTAACCTTTGAGGCCGATAAAGTTGAAAACATTTCAAAAATATTCGAGTTGGTTTCAAAAAGTTATGGAATTAGCTTTCAAACAGAAGTTGTTTATCTAAGAGGTAGAATTACGAATATACTATTTAAGATTGTGAATGTCCAAGAAGGACTAGTCATGAAGAGTAATTTCTCCTCCATTCTAAATGTAGAAACAAATGATTCATCAAGCCAAGTCATTAATAAAGTGATTTATTATCCAAGAAGCGATAATCAACTCCATACGTCAAGTATGGTTTTTTACTTATTAACAGATGGTAGTATCACAACAAATATGAATCATGTCTTACGTTATCAAGCAGTGATGACAAAAACATTTATCTATAGTGATCAAGAATATGAATCACTGGAGACTAAGGCTAGAAGCGAAATGGTAACTTCAAAGCTTGATCACCAAATCACATTTAATCTAGATTTGAATAATCAAGTTTTTATGCCATTTAAGAACTTTAACTTGGGAGATTACATCTCATTTAAACATAACAAAAAAACATATGATACGGTTGTGACTGGACTTGTTTTTAAGGATACGCTCAAAGTTGCTAAGGTAACACTTGGAGAATACCGAGTGAAATTAACAGAAAAGGTGCAGTTGTTGAGTAAAGCTAAATCACAACAAGTGAGTCATATTTCAATAACGAATACAGATTTAGATGGAGGAGAATTCTAATGGGATTACAAAAAATTACATTTGAAGGTGGGAATGTCACTGCAAAAATCGATGCAGATTTATATCATTTCTTTAATTCATATGATGTCGGTATTTTAAAGAGTTTGAAGAATGAATGCTCGATGACACTTGCCAATAATACAATCACATTTCAAGATGGCTATGTTTCAATTTACGGAAGAGTCACCTATATCGAAAACCAAACAACCATTGGTGTGACACCAGATTCAAGTAAGAGCGGGTATGTTATTTTAGGCGTTAATACTGCAACAAATGAAGTGAATTTATATTTAAAAGAACAAACAGGTGGTTATCCATCGCTGACGTTAACTAACTTAATAAATAATGATGGACTTTATGAATTTGTATTGTGTGCCTACACTAAAACAACAACATCAGTCACTCTTAATCAAACCTACCAAAGGAAGTTTATTTTAAGTCCCAAGACGATCATTGATGATCTAGAACAAAGATTATTAATTAAATACATACCGCAAAGTAAAAGCTTAACTAAAGTATCCAACGGTGTGTATCAATTTTTTGGAACAAGTTCAACAGAACTTAGGGAATCAATCATTTATGTATTTATCAACAATACAACAGTAATTAGTTTCCCTGGAGATAGCTTATTTATTCATATTGGTTCAAATAGGAATGTAAGCTACAGATACGCAGGAGGAGATTATTCCCTTTCTGTGGTCTATGAAAATGGTGTTGTAACATTATCATGTGGTAGTACAGCGCACAATATAACATCAGTTTACTTAAAAAAATAAGGAGGATTTAAATGGCAACAATTCAAATTAAAAGAAGAACTTCTGCTGGGACAGGTCCACTTGTTGGAACAACCGGTAGTGTAAAAGCCGGTGAACCATTAGTTGATTTTACTGGTGAGCATCTCTATATTGCAAAGGCAGATAAAACTGCATCTGTATCCGTACCACTTGCAGATAGTGATTATTTAAAAATACCATCTACAGGCAAGGTAGACACCCAAATTAATACAAAGATTACAGCTTTAGGTTTAGGAACGGCTGCGACTAAAAATACAGGAACTGGAAACGGCAATGTTCCAATACTTGATGCAAATGGAAAACTAGCTGATAGTGTTGTTCCAAAAATTGCGATGACAAATACGTTTGTAGTTGCTTCACAAACAGCAATGCTAGCTTTATCAACAACTCAAGAAGGCGACGTTGCGGTTAGAACGGACTTAAACAAATCCTTTATTCTTAAAGCATCTCCATACTCAACCCTTGCAAACTGGCAAGAACTTTTAACACCAACAGATGCTGTTACGAGTGTAAATGGATCAACAGGTGCAGTTTCAATTACGCTAGCTGGTTTAGGTGGTGTTGCATCATCAACTTATAATACACATGTCGCTAGTAATCTTCACTTAACCGAAGATCAA